GCGTCATAAGAACGGTACTTATAAAGATTAATATATCTGTTATTTGAGTCATATAGTTTGTCTACAACTGTATGACCAGCAGACAATTTTTCTACTACAAGTAGACATGTGTTGTAATATTTACCAGTTTCCCTCACCAGTTCAGCAAAAGCGTATGGCTTGATCTTATTGTTCGCAAATTCCATGCACTGGAATCCGTCTTCATCAACAATCGTAATGACACTGTTGTCTGATCCAATACCTTCGCCAGTGTCCACTCCTCCATAGTATTTCTTTCCAGCTTTCGGATATTTCCATATTGTAATGCTGTTCTTCCATTTTCTGAAAGCAAGGGATAATTTGTTAGGTAATTCAAGTTTTGGTGTTTCATCGACATAATTAAGACGTGACTGTACAGACTGCAGATCAAAGATATTGTTTCCGGATACAATGAAACTCTCCATTGCATTAGACGGATATTCCTGTCTGAACTTTTCCAATCCAATATTCGCTATTTTCATCCTCCGCCACATCAGCTTCATTAACGCAAGCGGATTCTTTTCACCATTCATTTTGTGATACAACGCCACTTCCTCCTCATCCAGATCATCAACTGTAAGATAACGCCCATTTCTATTCTTATAAATTTCTGAATTTTCCTTATAATCTTTTGCAAATAAATATTTATCATCCAGCCATGAGAAAAAGAACGGCTTATACTGTGATTCTTTATTTACTGCTTTCATCCATAATTCAAACCACATATTCATGCCGCGACTTGTAGATTCTAACACCATCTGCCCATCTGGACGCAATGCGGCTTCAATAGCGACTAACTGGTTCTTTAGCTTTTCATCATCCATGAATGCTACTTCTGTCAAATGGACATATCTCAATGTACTTCCCCTTGCAGCATCCTTTGAACCACATACACAGCAAATAATCCTGCTTCTGTTCTCAAGTATGAGTTCCTTCCTGTTATTCGCAACATCCCTTATTTTTACTACTGCACTTAAATCATCATACATGGCTTTCAGCTTCTTAAATACAATATCTACTGTATCAAGTGAATAACTCATGATCATACATACTGTATCAGGCTCTGTGTGTGTTAAATACAAACTATACGCCAAAGCAAAACTTGTGACTCCGAGCTGTCTTGATTTCGCCACGAGATTAAACTTTCCAAAATTCTTTGATAATAATTTCTGGTGGTATGTAGGCTCAAACGGCACTTTCCGTCCCTCTTTGTCCACAATCACACAGAAATATTTTATCCATAAAAGAGGATCACGGACTATTCGTTTTAACTTTTCTTCCTGTGTCATTTCTCACCACTTTCTTAAAACTAAAACTGCATAACAGGCATTCCCCGTCATGCAGCATATATTTATAATTCTTTGTTTTTGGTATATAACAGCTCATATAGTAATTTATTCTTCATAGGTATATTCGTAATTTTCCTCATTATTTTCCAGATCGCCGTCTGGTATCCTGTTTAATAATTTTGTCAGTCCGTTTTCCTTATCTTCTTTGAAAAACTTTTCTGAAAATTCCTGCCATGCCTTGAATGCCTGTACATCCCCGTCCACGGCCTTTTTATAGTATGTATTGTATAATTCAATCATTTTCTTCTGGTGCAGGCGTTTCAGGAGCCACTTTATAGCTGTCTGGCATCCCTGTTCCATAATATATCTTTTGCACACATCTTCTGTAATTGTCTCCGAAAAACACTTATAACGGCTTTTCAGATCCTCAAAATCTTTTACTGGTTTTCTGTCAGCTTCTTTCAGATATTCAGGGCAGTAAAGGTACATAATATAATAAGCCTTTAAGTCTGTTCCTGTTATCTCTTTCAGTGTCGCATAGATCGACTTTTCTTTACTGACAGATTTTCCCCATACTCCGTTACTGCTTGATTTTTCGCCTGAATCCTTTGGTTTTCTTCCCATGTATGCCACTTCCTAAAATCTTATTAAAAATTAATACAGATAAAGAGCCACCCGCCATGCCCATTAATCCTAAAGGCATTCCAAGAACGACTCCTATAATAATCCTTTCTTTATTTTTCATACACATATCCTCTAAGTTTATCACCAGACAATGTATCTATCTGATTTTCAGCGTTAGCTCTCAGTTTTGAAACATACTTTATGTAATCAATAATATTCATTTTCTGCCATGCTCTTTCAAAATTTCTCGCAGTAATGTTATCAATGGATCTTTTTAAATCTGCTTTTGTAAACTTAGTTGCATATTCGCCAGTAAGTTCCATCCTTATAATCTTTTCTATTATTTCTGTTTCTGACATCCCATGCCCTGTATCCTGAAATTTTTCACACATCATAAGAGCCGGCTCTGCAGCTACGCATATTGCAAGTTCTTCATGTGTCAGGTATGGATAATCTTTATGTCCTTCTACAAAAAGATACTTTTTCAGATCTAAATATGTATTACCTGATTCAATATCAATACGCTTCTGCTCCGAAAGATTAGGATTTTCCATCATTGTCATATTATGGCAATATAAAGCAACCTCGTTATATTTCAGAGGCTCTATCCAGTTCCATTTATAGATCATGCAGGAAACTGGTTCTTCCAAAACATTTCCCATGTTGATTTTGTCCATCGTTTCAAAAGACAGCGGTTCCTCCAGAACAACATTGCCATTTGCACATACCTGTATCCCTGTATCCACACAGATTGTATTCTTATTATCATCCATCATCAGCTCTACTAAATATGTGCCAGACATATATTTCGAATTTTTAATATTATTATCCTTTGCCCTGCCTTCTTTTTTCACCCATTGTGTTCCATTTCTTTTAAGGTCTTTATTTCTTAACACATTTCCATGCTTATCCTTCAGTCCTGTCTCCCACTCTCCCTGATCATCCACTTTCACATGCCGGTTTGCATATGTCTTATAAAAATCAATCGCTTTCTGAATATCATTTTTATGGAATATTGAGTTTGATATGGATATTGAAACCGGAAGTGATTCTTCTGGACCATTCCTTGTTTCATCATTCCAGACATAATTATAAATATAATCTGCAAGACGGTTCAGTGCTTTTACACATCTGATACCAAGATCATTTAGAATTGTTCCATTATCTACTGTCGTACACCGTCCTAAACGGATTTTCTTTTCTATAATAATATCAACCATTTTTTCAATCACATGAGGTGCCAGAAACGGCTCGCCTCCTGTCAGTGACAAATGATATATCTGTTCAGCCTGGCCAAAGATTTTTTCTAATATTTCATCTGACATATCAAGGTTTTGCGGCTCTCCCCTCATACAATGGCTGCATGTAAGATTGCATTTTCTTGTAACTTCCAACATAAGATTATAATATGGCAGACTTATACCAACTTTTTCCCAGTCTAATTCTTTATTCAATCACATTCCTCCATAATACTATAGCCATACGCTCTTATCTTCTCCCTCGATCTGGCGGATATTCCACAACAAGACAGTTGCTGCAGTACTGCTTTCCCGTCTCCTTATTTGTATACAGCATAAAGTTTACAATCATGCCACGCTCCGGCACATCATCCACAAACTGTGATATATGAAAGAAATAACTCTCGCCGTCATGGTCGCTCTGGATAAAGCCATATCTTTTTTCACTGTTAAAACTTATAATCTTTCCCATATATCGCGGTCTTGGCTTCCATGCTTTTTTCTTTCCCTGTTCATCCATAATAATATTCTTCCTTTCAAATTTATTTTTATCAATAAAATTCAAGTTTCAATGTAAGCTGTTCTATCCCTGGGACTTCTTTCCCGCATCATTCTTAGGCGGTCTTCCAGGCTTTTTTGTTGTCGGCTTTTCTTCTTTCATTTCTTTCATCTGTTCCATCCGTGCCTTCTCTTCCATCTTCTCTTTTTCCTTATCAGTTTCAAATGTACCGTATACTTTCGCCTGGGATGCAGCATTGATCCCTTTTATAATTTCATTATGGTTATGTTCCGTAACCCTTACCACCCCGCGCTCAACCTTTCCGATTAATTCATGACAGACATTACAATATCTTGCAACATCCCGAAGTGACAGTTCCCTTTCCAGCCTGTAATCTTTCAAATCAAATCTTGATAACATGCACTCATAATCCCTTTCATAAAAATAATTGCCTTAAAAGAACGGGATGCAACTTGTAACTGCATAATTGCATCCCATATTAGAAAAAAACTGGTATTGAAAACCAGCCTGAAATGACTAAGCAATCGTTTTACGGATGACAGCACATCCTTTTATATCCATTAATTTAACGGCATAAAGATCACTTGCAATAAGGTCTGTTGCCAACAGCTTTCCCTCGCGTTCCTCTTCAATCGTGACTTCTTTCTGCCAGATTACGCCAAGCGCATTCTTTTTAACTATATACGTCTTGCATTCTAACAGGTTTGTATCATATGTATTGTTGTCACAGATAATTACAGGTATCGTGCCAAGCCAGTAACCGCAAACGCCATTCTCAATAACGCCGTTTCCGTCTTTTGCATATGTTTTGGAAATGGAAACAAATTCATCCATTGCAGTAAACACTTTTCTCAGACGGTGATTGATCAGAATGCCAGCGAAACTTGCTGAATCTACGTCGTCGCCAAAACAGTCGAAGGCGGATTCAATTGCCGTAATATCAAGTGACGGGGATGCAACCCTATATACTGCATTATCATCCATTTCTTTGATCAGGCTTGAATCTACATCTTTCGCCATAGTCTGAGCGAGTTGTTCTGCCATACGGTCTTTCATCGCACCTCTCACTTGGACAGAGTCTATATCGTAAATTCTGACAGACTTACCAACCTGTTTGATCTTCGCTACAGAATCGCTCATATTAACTTCTTCCGGCACAAGCGGCGTTCCTTTTACAACATCCGCTGCATCTGAAATGCGATCAAATGTTGGGAAATGGATTGTATCACCACAAGTACGAATATCTTCTGCTAAATCTGTCATATCTGTAGCCAGCTTTCCCACACGAAGCGCAATGTCCATTTTGGCATTGACGGCTTCGCTAAATAATTCTGCTATAACTAAAGTATTTGCCATAAATTTTTACCTACTTTCTTAAAATTTTCAATATAAAAGCCTGATCCATGTTCAGAATCAGACCGTCTTGTAAACTATGTTTTATTTTCTTGCTCTTAATCTCTTATAAGCCTCTGGATGTCGTTCAGCAAACTCAGCTTTCTTTGAATAAGGCCACTTCGAAAACTCTTCAGGAGTAATTTTATCGTCTGAACTATGATCCACGGGCTTATACCCGTTTTCCTTCATCCGCGCTTTTAAAATTCCATCCACAAGAGAAGACAACGCATCTATATCAGCATCATCTTTTAAATAATCAGCCAGCCCCTTATCAAGCCCGTTTGCTGATAATTTCTCCTGAACCGCAATCTTTCTTTCCCTGTCAGCAATATCCTTTTCTGATGCTTCCAGTGCTGCAATACGTTTTTCCAGCGCAATCTCAGCTTCACTTTTTTCAACAGGTGATAACTTTTTAATCTGAGCTTCCAAATCTTCAATCTTTTTGGAATACTTTTTATGCAGTTCATCCTCTGCGCTCTTAATTTTCTTTGCAAGTTCATCCTCTGTATATGTTACAGGTGTTTCCTTATCCTCTGGCTTGTCTGCCTTAGAATCAGTTTTCTTTTTATCCTCTGGCTTACTGTCTTTGCCTGCATTCAGATCTTCATTATTTTTATTATCTTCCATATTTTATTGTTCCTTTCCTCATTAAATAATTATTTCTTTTTATATATAAACTGCTGCTATACGTCATAAAGCACTCAAAATGTCGGTTTTCTTTCAATATTTTAAGGAGGATATAGGAAAACCGGGAAAAGACTATTTGTCATTATTTTAATATTACGATTTTAAATACCAGATTTAAAAGGGAATTTTAAATAATGGCTTTTAATAAAATCTTATACGTTAATCCGTATAGAAAAGAGTATTGTTAGTGAATTAACTCACCAATAATTTATATCAATATTTCCACATATGTTTCACACATGCTTCCATATGGATACCATAATTTTAATAACCTTTTGACAGAAGATAAGCATCCAGGGATTCTCTGTCTAATAAGCCTAAATCACATTTACTGTTTTTATACCGCGACAATAAGCCTTCATTGATTTTGGTCTGCTTTGATATGTGTTTCTGATTCACACCTTCTATGTGAATAAAATTAACTAATCTGTCCCTCAAAAATTCCTGTGACATATTATCCTCACTTTCTATTTGTAGAATATTCACAAGCAAACCTATGAATTTTATGCAAAATTACTATATTAATTATTATTTCTTTATGATATTATTAAAGTTTATATATACCATACCATGTAATATCTAAAAAAATAAGAATCACAAAAAACATTGTTTTACTTATCTTTTATAAGGATACTTTTTTGATTGTTGGGGATTTTTCTTTAAGTGGTTCTTCGTCTGCATATTCAAATTTAAATTGGTTTTTGTAGATGGGATTTTTTACTTTTCCTGAAAGACGCTGTTGCACTGTAGATATTCCAGATGCTTCAGTATTCACCATATGAAACTTATTGCACAATGCTTTTCCAACTTCCGATATAGATGAGTATGTATTAATTGTATTTGTTTTAATATCAGCTAATCTAACTGCTCGTTTTTTATGAGGTATAAGCTTATTCAAAATATCTATTTCTTCTTCTAAAAATCTATTTTGATTAGTTCTATGCCATGTATATAAATTAACATCCTTATACTTTTCATTTTGTTTAGTTATAACTACACCTTCATCTAAAGCTTGTCTTACTAAATCCATCTTTTCTTGAAAACGTTTTTCTAGCATATTTTGATTTACATCAATACCAATGCTTTTTAGTTTGTTTATCTGTTTTTTGTTCAATTTTCCTTTTTTATAGTTTTTACATACTCCTCTATATCCTTGTTCGATTGAATATCCTTCAATTTTATCATCACGCTTAAAGTTCAAATGTCCATACTTTTTCTTATATAACAAAACGTGTCTACAAAACCTATCAAAACCATTTTCTACATCCCAAATAAATTCCAAATCATTTAACTGATTTGTCCTTTCCTGAGATAATAAATAACTGCCCTTTCCTCTCTTTGTTTGACGTATATGACGAACCCAATTCGATAAATTTATTTTACTTCCATCTTCAAACACATGAATATATCCTTTCGGAACCAAGCATGAACCATTTTTCTCTTTAAATTCTTTCAATGCCTTAATATATAAATCCCATGAATCTTTTAATATTCCCTCAATATTTCTAAAAGCATTCACTGAATCCAAAACCTGATCAAACACAAAGAATTTCTCAATATCCTCTCTTGTTATTTTATTCCTATCACCACCTTCTTCTTTCGATTTTCTATTCCCATCTTCAATATCTTTATTTTTATCATCCTTATCCCTCTTATCAATAGCATCTAACAAATCATTTTTTAAACTACAATCCATGATAGATTCGCAGTTGGCTACTAAATCAAAGATTATAGGCACACTCTTCATATCAACAGAAAAACAACGTCCCAATTGTTGTAGATATAAATTAGGGGATGTGGTATCTCTCAACAGAATAACGCCATCAATTCCATGCACACCCTCTGACAGTATCCCAACAGATAGACATATAGACAAACTATCATCTTCCATAAAAGCTGTAAACTGTTTGTCTTTCTCTGGATTCTTACAATGTACTTCGTATAAATTTACTTTTATCCCTGCTTCAGAAAACCATTTCTCCAAGCAAGGCTTCATCAGCTTTAAATGTGAAATATTTCTGCAAAAAGCAACATATTTCCCTTTATTTCCTTCGATATACTTCTTAAAAATATCTGAAATGCCAGTGCTTTTATCAAGATTGTTTTTCATTGTCTTGACTTCTTCTAACAATTCTTTCTTTTCTTCCTCGCTATTGCAGCTTTGCATGATCTTCTTATTTATTGCATTAAACTCACTGTCATAACTATAAAGTCCTGCTATATAGCGTGGTAAAGGCAATATGCGGTTTAGAATCGCATCTGCAAGCCCGATTTCATTTGCAACACACCCATTAAATAATTCTTTACACATATCCCTTCTGCCATCTAAAAATCTAATCGGAGTAGCAGAAAAACCAACATATTTACAATCGTCTGGAAATAATTCAAACATTTTTCTCAATCCAGATTCCCATGTCTTAGCACCTGTCCTATGCATTTCATCCACCATAACAATAGCAGATGAATTATATCCCCTGAGTTTTTCATCATCCAGTTTGCCCAGAGCAGAATATGTAATAAATTTCACATTATCGCTCAACAATCCATACTTGTCCATTTTCTCTTTTAACTGTTTAAAAATGTATTTTTGTGGTTCGATAATGATAATATCACGCTCTAAGGCTTTATAATCCTCTATCAGTTTCAAAATTAAATACATTTTTCCAGTTCCAGTAGGTTGAATAACGCAAGTCTTGTTATTTGTCTTGAATTGCTCTTTGATATTTTTATATGTTCTTTGATTATGTTCAAATAAATTAATACTCATCCTTACTACTCCTTATTCTGTCTTTCGAGTAACAATTTCATAGTCAGTCCCGTCCCAAGTGACTATCTCGTTTTGGGGGTTCATCAATTTTCCTATGTCTTTTAAATCTGTAACTCTACTTGTAACATTTTTCTTTGGATTATATTTTCGCACATAAGACGTTTCACCTTTATTCTTCTTTATAGCTTTCAAAAATTCATCTTTGTGCGCTGCATACAGCCATTGCAGCATCCATCCCCCTGTTTCATGTTTCATAAGGTTCTGATCCCTTGTATCTGTCATTTTAGGCTTTCCATTTTTTAATTTTATCACACGTCCGTGTTTATTCAGTTCAGGATGTTCGTCATACACATCTCTGATCAGTTTATTGATTTCTAATACAGTAACTTTTCTTCCCTTTAGATCATTAATAATATCATTCTGAATTGCTTTCTTTTCTTCCGTCATTTCATCAAATGATATTCTGCCCACATCATACTCGCTCTGTTTACAGTCCATTTTCTTTTTTGCGTCAATACAGACTTCTTTAATCTTTTCCACACGGTTATAATCTGCTTTTGCTCCTTTTGGTATTGAAGCCAGAATATCCGTAAACCATAATATGTAATCTGTCCTTGGGCTTCTTTTAAGATGTTCTGATATGACTTCTTTTAACAGATCCATTGGAGATACCAGTCTTTTATAGAGCTTTTGCTTCAACTGCTTCTGCTCTTGTGCATATGATTTCTGTTTCTGATAGTATAATTCTCTTTGTTCCTCATTTTCATATTTTTTACGCTTTTTCTTCTTAGGCTGCGATTTTAAATCTTTTGTAAAATCTGGACGTATCATATATACATTTTCTGTCTTTAATATTTTCTCTATTTTTTTACACTACTTTACAACTTTATAAATGATACCCCTGTTTCTTAATTAGCTGTTTTAAGGCATTTATTAGGGCATTTGATTTTATACTGGTTTCGATTTTTTCTACGAAAATGGCATAAAATACCTGCTGGCGAATCTGTTCGCTTAGAGCAAACCGAAACTCCTGCACGCTTTCTGTCTGATATTTAAAAAACGCCTCATCCTGGTATGGCAGCAGCTTCATCGCACAGTATGAAATGTTAATCAGATTGACCAGCATTTCAATCCCTCTGCGGCTGCGGACCATGTAACTGCACAGTGACCAGAAAGTTTTCTGTTCGTAGTAACTAACTTCTATCGGCCATCGAAATGCATACAGCATCAGGGGAATAAACTGCATCCGGCTGCTCCCTGTCTGGTTTAGCGGGGATTTCTCCTGCCATGCGCAGAATATCTGCAGCTGTTCCGGAAAAACTGTGCTGAAAAACAAACGCCTGCCGCCCGCTGCTTTATCAGCGGATGTGACATATGCCAGGACTGTCCTTTTTCCAAAAACGTTAGTAAGGACACGGCGCACGGCCATGTAATAATCACCGATTTTTTCATCAGACAGCGTAAAATCGTTCTGAATGGAAAGTTTTTTCCCATGCAGCGCAGGCCGCCCTCTTTTTCCGGTGCGCTGCGGCGGCAGGTCATAAATGACAGAATCAGACCGGGCATTTCCTATCATGTCAAGGTTTTCGTATTCGTCTATGATGGAAACAAGGTTTTTCTTTACATACCAGCTGTCGCAGAGGATGATGACATTTTTCTTTTCATGGAATACAGGCATTACATGCCGTATCATGGATGCAGCCAGTTCCAG